ATGATGTCCATATCGGCGTGGCGAGTAGTGGAGTGGTTTATGACACTGCAAGACCCAACAAGTCAACAAGCGGCACTAGTGAGTGTAGTCACGGGGGCCATGACAGGTGCATTTGCGGTATGGATGAATCACGAGGGTAAAGAGAATGAAGTACAATCGACAAGACCTGATAGACAAGCTAGTAGTAAGCGAGGGTCTAAGGCTACAGGTGTATAAGGATACATTAGGGATTGATACTATAGGTATCGGCAGGAACCTAGAAGACCGTGGTATAACTAAAGAAGAACTAGAGTGGATGGACATACCCAATATAGATGTCATCTATGAAATGGGTATCACAGAAGCTGATGCGGTCTACCTAGCAGAGAATGACGTACAGATAGTCGAAGAGGAACTGGTACGTGCGCACCCTTGCGTGGACAGTCTGGACGCTGTACGTCAGCTTATTGTCATAGACATGGCGTTTAACATGGGTGTACCTAGATTGAATAAGTTTAAAATGATGTGGGCCGCAATAGAGAATGAAGACTACCCAACTGCAGCAAAAGAAATGTTAGACAGTAGGTGGGCATCTCAAGTAAAAAGCAGGGCTACTAAACTGGCTAATGCTATGCACAACGGAGAATTTTAAATGGCTGGTGCTAAAACATACAAATCTACGTATAAAGGTGAAGGTGGTTTATTTCGTCCTGCAGGTACTTCAGGCCAAATATACAAAGGTAAGAAAAAGAAAGAAACAAAATTCCTTGACCCTTATAGAATAGTCAATCTTATTAAGAAGGCATTAGATTAATGACACGACAACTCACCGACAAACAACAGACACTACTCAACGTACTCTTTGAAGAAGCTGGCGGTGACTTGGTGCAAGCAAAGAAACTGGCAGGATATGCTGACACTTCTAGTACTTCAGAAATTGTTAAAGGTCTTAAAGAAGAGATACTTGAGGCTACTCAAATGTACATGGCACGTAATGCGCCGAAAGCAGCGATGGCTATGGTAGGTGGGTTGCATGACCCAACTGAACTAGGCATACGTGATAAGATGGCTGCAGCTAAAGAATTACTTGACCGCACAGGTTTGGTTAAGACTGAGAAGATGCAGGTAGAAGCATCAGGGGGTGTTATGCTTATGCCACCCAAAGCTATTGTAGAGGATGATGACTGATGACACCGCAAGAGATTCAGGCGTTACAACAAGAAGCAATGGACGCTTGGAAAAGTGGAGATAGACTTTCTAATAATTTAACTATGCATCGTAGTAGATATGTTGCAAGAAAACGTGCAGAATTAGAAGCTGCAAAAAATAAAAATAAAGGAAGTCAAGATTTTCGTAAGGGCGGTATGGTTCTTTCAACAGTAGACAATCGTAAAGTAAAATGACACGTAGCATAGGCAAATGGAAACTTCCACAGCCAACAGATATTAAAGAACAGAACGAGTGGGTAGCTATACCACGTATTGCACGTACAGTACCATTCGGATATAAACAGGATGAAGCAGACCCCGACCTTCTGCAACCTATACAGATTGAATTAGATTTACTTGAGAAGGCACGTAGCCACGTAAATCAATACAGTTATCGTGAAGTAGCAAACTGGCTCAGTACACAGACAGGCCGCTACATATCCCATGTAGGGTTAAGGAAAAGGTTAGCTAATGAGCGAAGACGTAAGAACCAAGCTACAAGCATCCGCAAGTGGGCAGAATATGCGGAAAAGGCAATCGCCAAAGCGAAAGCCCTTGAAGAAGAAAGAACAGGTTCAAGAGCCAACAGTTGAAATAAAACACGTAGAGTATGAAACACAGGCTATCGAAGAGACAGCTAACATACTCTTTAAACCTAACCCCGGCCCACAGACAGATTTCTTAGCGGCTGGTGAACGAGAGGTGTTATATGGTGGAAGTGCTGGCGGTGGTAAATCCTATGCTATGCTCTCTGACCCACTACGCTACATGGGGCATCCCGCATTTAGTGGGTTGCTTTTGCGACATACAACAGAAGAGTTAAGAGAACTCGTATTCAAGTCGCAGGAGTTATACCCAAAAATCTGGCCCGGTATTAAGTGGTCAGAAAGAAAGATGCAGTGGACTGCGCCATCTGGTGCAAGGTTGTGGATGTCTTACCTCGACAGAGATGATGATGTCTTGCGTTATCAGGGTCTAGCGTTTAGCTGGATAGGATTTGACGAGTTAACACAATGGGCCACACCATACGCATGGAATTATATGCGGTCTCGTCTTAGGTCCACTGCACCAGATTTGCCAATTTATATGAGGGCTACGACCAACCCCGGCGGTAGAGGTCATCATTGGGTTAAGAAGATGTTTATTGACCCCGCCCCTTATAATAGAGCCTACGATGCAACCGATATTGAAACAGGAGAAGTTCTTAGATACCCAGCAGGACACGCAAAGGCTGGAAGACCTTTATACAAAAGAAGATTTATACCCGCAAGACTTTCTGATAATCCATACCTTGCGGAATCAGGTGATTACGAAGCCATGCTACTCTCAATGCCAGAGCAGCAACGAAGACAACTCCTTGATGGAGACTGGGATATTAAAGAGGGTGCGGCTTTTACTGAGTTTGACCGTAATATTCATGTCATTGAGCCTTTTGATATTCCTAGTAATTGGGTTAAGTTTAGGGCTTGCGATTACGGTTACGGCAGCAAGTCTGGCGTTATCTGGTTTGCTGTTGCACCTGATGAACAGCTTGTGGTATATAGAGAACTCTACGTATCTAAAGTCCTTGCCACAGATTTGGCAGATATGATACTGGACGCAGAGGCTGGTGATGGAAATATTAAGTATGGTGTTTTGGACAGTTCTCTTTGGCATAAGCGTGGTGACACTGGCCCTTCTCTTGCGGAGCAAATGATTATGAAAGGCTGTCGGTGGAGGCCGTCAGACCGTAGCCGTGGCAGTCGCATATCTGGAAAGAATGAAATACACAGGCGTTTACAGACAGATGAATTTACAGAGGAGCCTAGACTTGTTTTCTTTAATTCTTGCACAAATACCATCTCACAGTTACCCGCCATACCGCTGGACAAGAAAAACCCGGAAGACGTGGATACAAATGCTGAAGACCACTTGTATGATGCGTTAAGATATGGTATAATGTCCAGACCAAGATTTAGTGTATTTGATTATGATCCTCACGCTGGACCAAGAAACAGTATGCCAGTAGCGGATGCAACATTCGGATATTAAGGATATATTATGAACGAAGATGATATGATGATTGAAGATAATGCTATTGCATTAGAAGATAGTGACGATACATCTGTGTCTGACGTAGATATAAGTAATATAATTCCATTTATATTAGAACGATATAAACGGTCTGAAGACTATCGCTACGATGATGAACAGCGTTGGCTAAAAGCATACCGTAATTATCGTGGTTTGTATGGACCGGATGTTCAGTTTACTGAAACTGAAAAATCTCGTGTATTTATTAAAGTAACAAAAACCAAAACGCTGGCAGCTTATGGACAGATTGTAGATGTCTTATTTGCTAACCAGCGTTTTCCTTTATCCATTGAGCCTACGGAATTACCAGAGGGAGTTGTTGCGGATGTACATTTTGACCCTAAAGAACCAGAACAATTGCGTGGTGAAACTTCTCTTTCTAGTCCCTACGGTTTTGCAGGTGACGGCAAAAAATTACCGGCGGGAGCAACAGCGCAGTCCCTACAAGAAAAACTTGGGGTGCTGGAGAGCAAACTGGAACCTATTTCTGACAAGTTAAAAGAAGGTCCGGGTAATACACCTACAGCTATTGCATTTAGTCCAGCTATGATTGCTGCAAAGAAAATGCAAAAGAAAATACATGATCAATTAGAAGAGTCTGGCGCAACTAAACATCTGCGTAATGCTGCATTTGAAATGGCATTATTTGGTACAGGTGTTATGAAAGGCCCATTTGCTGTAGATAAAGAGTATCCTAATTGGGATGACAACGGTGAATATGACCCTTTATTTAAAACCATACCACAAGTAAATCACGTATCTGTTTGGAACTTTTTTCCAGACCCAGATGCAAACAACATGGACGAAGCACAGTTTGTAATTGAACGGCACAAAATGTCACGTACACAGTTACGTAATTTAAAGAAGCGTCCATATTTTCGTGGTGAAGTTATTAATGAAGTTATTGCTATGGGTGAAAACTACACTAAGCAATACTGGGAAGATGATCTGTCTGACTATGCACCAGAGCATGGTGTAGATCGTTTTGAAGTTCTTGAATATTGGGGTATGGTTGATACAGAGTTATTAGAAGAACAAGGTATCGACATTCCAAAAGAACTAAAAGAGTTTGATGAATTGCAAGCTAATGTTTGGATTTGTAATAACAAACTATTACGTATGGTGCTTAATCCATTTAAACCATCTAAGATTCCTTACTCTGCTGCGCCATATGAACTTAACCCATACTCCTTCTTTGGCGTAGGCATTGCCGAAAACATGGATGATACACAAACGCTAATGAATGGCTTTATGCGTATGGCTGTAGACAACGCTGTATTGTCAGGTAACTTAATTGTAGAAGTAGATGAAACCAATTTAGTGCCGGGACAAGATTTGTCGCTATATCCGGGCAAGGTATTCCGTAGGCAAGGTGGCGCACCGGGACAGGCAATCTTTGGTACTAAGTTTCCTAACGTGT